GCAGCACCCGATGATGTACTTGGGTATTGTGAATTATAAACGAGTTCTTGTTGTTCCCATTCGTCAGCTATTTGTTCAGAAAATACACCTATTAACTGACCAAATATACTTTGAGGTGATACATCAATATTTTCACCAAAAAGCCCTTTAAGGCTTGCTTCTAATTCTGTTTTAATATCATCTAAGCGTTTACGATTGTAACCCTCTGTTGTTAACCCAAAAGCCATTTTAAACCCTTATCTCAATATTTTGATCTATACTTAATTCATTATCTAAAATAGCTGTGAAAGTAATTGATAACTTTCTAGTATCAAGATCAGGTTCTAATACTAAAGAAGTTAAACGACTAACACCATCTGTATTTAAAATTTCTGTTGTAAAAATTTGTGACATTGTTTCAATAGATGTTCCAATTTCAAATAATTGTTGAATATAAGGTACACCAGCACTAAGATTAAGAAACCATTCACCCTGAACAAATTGCAAACGTATTTTTAATGATTGAACTACTTCAGTATCGATTGTAGTTAATGCCAAATCTTGACCATCTAAATAAAGGTCATTGTTATCATTTATTGCTAAATCCATATATTATTGTACCTAAATTTTTAAATTATCTATAATTGCTTTTAAAGCTGTAAAAACTGCCGCATTTGCAAGTGGATATGTTCCAGCACTTGATCCACTTGGAATAACAATAGTTGATTTTGATATTGCATCTAAAGCATCACTAATTGTTTGAAGTAATTTATCACCATCGCGTTCAATCTCAATTTTACCATTAGGTTGTATTGTTATACCATCACCTGTTGAGGTTCTAATTTGTAAATTTGTATCATCATAAGTTGTTATTTTAATAGTGTCATTATACATCATTGGAATAGCAAACGCATCACTATAATCATGCTTTCTTCTATCATCAGGGGTTTGAATATCACCTTGAGTTAACCAATTATCAATAGCTCTCTCACAAAAAATTAATAAAACCTCATCATCAATTTTTATTGGTGCTGTAATACTAAAATCACCAGTTTTTAAAAATCTTAATGGAACATCTTTTAAAACTGGTATATTCACTTCTTTATCTTCAATATATCGTTTAATGGATGGTTGAACATCAACTGTTTGATTAGTTGCATTAAAAGCTAATACTTTACCAGGTAATGATGTATGCAAATCATTGGTACGTACATCAATAACATCTTCAATGATTTCTGTAAGTGTTGGATTTCTTTGATCGTTTGGTATCATAATCTTAACTCGCTGTAAATGAATTTGCTACAATATCAGTAACCCATGTATCACCACGTGTATCACCTTTAAAAACTAATTTTTGTATACGATAAATACCTTCATTTTTAATTGATGGTATTTTTCTAAAAAAACCATTACCGAAATTTACACGTTCAGTCTGTGATTTAATTTGTATACGTCTACCGACTAAAAGTGATGGTGTAAGTAATACTGAAACATTCACACCAATTTCAGTACGTTCAGGGCTTCCAATCATACCATTAGCTTGATTAATGATTACTGGTTGAACATCAGTTATTGGTTGTCCTGGTGATGTAGTTTCAAACTTCTCATCATTTACTGAAAAGTCAAATCCACATGTTTTAGATAATTTTGTAAAAGCATCTTTAAGATTACCACTAAGTTGAACTTGTCTTAAAATAGATTTTTTACCACTTAAACAATTAGTTAAACCTTGTCTAACTCCTTTAGTTACACCTTCTAACTTATCTGAAACTATTGAAACAGCTTCAGGCATTGTAGTACCCGCTGGTAAGGATTGATTAATAGTACCTTTAAAAGCTTTAAACCCATCACTTGCTAATATAGTAGTTACCCATTCGGTTTGATCTTTTAAATGTGTAGCGTTAACTAAATCACCTTGGAATATTAATGGTAAATCATTATCATAACCAGCAAATAATTTAACTTTAGTAAATTCTTCAGTTATTTGGTTTCGACTTGATTCACTTAAATTATAAACAATAATTTCAGCTGTATTTAAACTAGCTGTAAATTGTTTTGTAACTGTAAACATTATCTTTAAATCATCAATTGTTTTTATTGTTGTACCATCACCAATTTCAAGTTTTGCTGAACGTAAATAAAATTTCATTTTTCTATAATCTCAAGTTCAAAGTTAATTAAGTTATCACGTGTAGGATCTTCGGCACGTGATGAAAAAAGATCAAATGGCATTTGTGGATATTGTTCTAATAAATTAGTTTGTGTAACAATACGAACACCGTAAATTAAAGGTAACCCAAATTCATCTAAAAAATCTAAAGTCCAAAAACCTAAAGTATTCCATCTTTGAATCACTTGATAAGTTACATTTAAAATAACAATAGTATATGATTCACTTGCTGAATTACTCAATGGTAAAATCATAAAATATCCTTTTCAAAGTATAATTATATCATTTTAATTATAAAACTTGTTTAACACCACCATTTACATTAGCAGTTGCTTTATCAGCTGTATTTTGATCTAAAAAATTATTAGTACTTGTATCTTCACCAACTAAAATTAATTCTCTAAATGTAGCTGTAAAAAATAACGCATTAGATGTATCTTTATCTTGATCCGTTGTTAAGTTTTCAATAACGATATTTTCATAAAGTTTTAAATTCGTTACAAGAGTGAATGGTTCACGATTACGTTGTAGTTCAAGTAAATCTTCCCATGCAACGGATGAACGCCTTGTATCCCTACTAAAACGCGTCACAGCACCTAATATATCTAATGGTTTAGCACGTGTTGTTGATACTACACCACTAATTGAAAATGTTAAAGGCTCAATAATAATATGTTCATTAATATTTGCACCTTGTTCAACAGGATGTTCAGTCGTTCTTACACCAGCAGTTGTTGATTCATTAGTAAATACATCAATTTCAATATCACCAATAAAATTACCTTTAGTAAAAAAAAGTTGTGAAATTGCCATAAGTTATCCTTTAAAATGCATTATTGGTTGTATCTTGTTTAGCTGCTCTTAATTGCATACCAAGAGCTTCTTCAACAGTTCTACGAACTTCAGCTTGATTACCACCACTAATATTAATAGTAACATCCCGTTGTACAGCTTCAGCACCGCCCGCTTGTTGAATAATTTTTAAAATTTCTTCAGTTGTTGTACCGCGTTCACGTGCCTTTGTAATATCAGCTTGGCTAATTAAAGCACCTTTAGCAACTTTAGCTTCAACAGTAACTGCTCTACCTAAAAATTTATCAACTAATATACTTAAACCTTCTATGGCCTTACTACCATTGACAAGTATTTGTTTCCAACCATCAACAACTATATTTATTACAGCTTTCAAACCATCAAACATTTTTTTAAGGATTGGAAACTTTTCTAAAAACTTATCAAGATCCTGTAAAGCTGAACCAAATAAACTATCACCACCTGTAAAAAATTTAAATAAATCTTCTAAAATTAGAAAAATACCAAATAAAATAGCGGGCATGATTAAAAGTTGTCTATTAAATAAAGCCCATACTGTTGTTATAGCAATAATAGCTGTTTTCCATCCACCCATAGCTTGAGCCATTTGATCGATAACAACAACAATACGTTTAATAAGGTTCCAAAAGAATTTAGCACCTTTGATAATAGCTTTAAAAAACACTTCAATTTTCTGTTTAACTAATTCTTTATTAGCTATCCACCATTCTTTTAAAGCTTCTAACATTGGTCTAAATTCTTTAGATAATCCAACACCAATTGTATTAAACATACCTTTAACTGAATCAGTCACCCTTTGAAGTTCATCATTAAATTCAGCACTTGCTTTAGCATCTGACTCACTAATAACAAAACCAAGCTTTTGAGCTTCTTCACGTTGTCGTTTAATCGCTTCACTACCTTGTTGCATAGTAAGTAATAAATCACTACTAATACCAAGTTTTTGTGAAAGTTCTAAACGTTCAGCTTGTGTACTTAAATTAGCAATTGCATCAGATGTTTCCATAAATAAAGCATCTGTACTTTTCAATTCACCATTAGCATTATTAACTGATATACCTAAAAGCCCAAAGGCTTCAACACCCGCACCAACCCCACGTGATGATTCACCAGCGACTTTACTAAGATTTTCTAATGATGAATTCATTGATTCAACCGAACCACCATTAAGCCTTGCAGCAAAACCAAGTTCTTGTAAACTTTCAACACTTGTACCTATAGTTTGGGAGGTTTTTAAAAGCTCATCATTACCTTCAGTTATCTTTGTTGTGAAAGCAAATATACCAGCTGTTGCAGCAGTTAAACCAGCACCAATTTTAGCAATAGTTTTACCAACTTCTTTTAAATTAGATTCAAAATCTTTTATCTTTTTTTCATCAACATCAAAACCTAATTCAGCAACTAAGCTTGCAATTACTTCAGCCATTTTAACTTTCCTTATGTGCTAGATATTCAGCTTCATCTTTAAGATCTAAAGCTTCATGAAAATCATGTAAATCTTTAAGTGTATAAATAGTTCTTAATTCTTGTAAAGTACATAAATTTTGTAAAATTGGTCGATACACAAATAGATTGATATTAATTTCACGATCTTCAATATCTAAAGATTCAGAGCCTCTCTTATGTTTGAATTTGATGTTAACTTTTTTACAATATCACCAAAGTTAACTTCTAAAATAAATAATACAACTTTCCACATACGAGCATATTCACCAATAAAATGTGTATCAAGGTCAACAATCTTTTTAATTGGTTCACCTTCAGCTTTAACAACTGTAAAAATACCAGTATCAAAAAGCGATATAATTAATTTTTCAACATCACCATCATCGATATTATTTGATAGAATCTCTAAAGCTTTTTCAATTCCACCATTTTGAATAGTACCTAAACTACCACCTAAAACTTTAATAAGTTTAGTTTGAATACCAATACCTTTAATTGCATTGAATGGTTTAACAGCATATAAAGTACCATCAATTTCTTTTGTTTGCATTTCCATAATATATCCTTTGTTTAGCCTATTGGCTTAGGAGTGTGTAACGGACAAAGGATAATAAGCCATTACACACCACTAAACCAATAACAATGCCCTAAAGCACCGTTATTAATTTATCACCATTTAATACCCACTCAACACTATTTTGATTCTGACCACGTGTTTGTGTTGGTTGTTTTGTAATCCAAGCATTAGGGATAAAGAATGTTTCACCAGTTTCTTTATCTTCAATTGTCATTGGAAGAACACCAAGCCCACTTTCTTTATCAAGTGTGAATAAAGTATTTAATTCACCATTACTATCACTTGTTTGAAGTAATTTAAAAGTTAAAATACAACTATCATCATTAGTTTGTGAACGTGTTACATCACCTTTAGAACCAACAACTTTTGTAAATTGATCCGCTTCAGTTTCAATAATAACTGCATCGTCACCATCAGCAAAACCTTTAATTTCCAACACTCCGAAAAGAGCATTGACATTTTTAAATGAATATGTTTTTAAAGCCATTATTTATCCTTATACGCTTACAGTTCCACGAACTTGAACGGTATTAATACCACCTGATAATACACCAATAAAAGTACCACCTGGTAAAAATCTATCATCTTTATCAGTTTGGCTAACTTCACTTACTTTTGGAAATGTTGTTGTAACTGAACCATCAATCAAAATACCAGTATCAACACCATATACAGCTAAAGCCGATTTTAAACGCGTGTCAACCATTGTAATACCCGCATTTGTAAATGGTACAATATCAACTTCAATTAAAAGTGAAAGTAATTGTTCTTCAATACGTGTTTGCAAGAAGTCAATGTTTCTAACAATATCAATAAATTCACCTTCTTTATCAATATTTTTACCACCGCCCATTGTTCCAAAATAAGTAAAATTTGCACCAAGTACAGATGAATAAACATTGGCATTTTTACCAGTTGCACTATCAATTTGAACTTGAGTTAAATTAACAGGTGGGATATTTACAGTTGCACCATCAGCAATACCGGCTAAAGTTTTATAAGCCCAATTTGTTGATCCAACAGGTTTTGGTAATTCTTGACCCATCCATGAAGCGTCAGGGTAAAGTGTATCGTTATCGTGATAAATTACACCGCTTCTTTTAAAGTTTAAATTTTTAATATAATAAGCAATATCTGAAGTTGCAGCACTAACAAGAACATTAACATCATTAGTCGCAATAATAAACATCTTACGTCTAGCTTCAATAGCATCAACCATATCTTCAGTATTAGATACATCACGAAATGATTTAATAGCACCCATTGCATACCATTCATTATTGATAGATTCAATAGCTGTTAAAGCAGTTTCAAAAGTTTCAGGAATTTGACCTTGTGATAAACGTGATCCACCTAAATTAGATGGTCCAACAATAACATCACCATCTAAGAAACCAGTACCACTAATATCTGTACCCGCTGGAACAGCAACAGTTGATAAAAGTGTTAATGTTGAGGTTGCACCAGTTGTATCACTTGTGAATACAAAGCGATTAACAACAAAAGTAACAGTTGCACCAGCAGTACCAGCACTAATTGTACTTGCAACATCATCTAAACTTGTAACAGCTGAAAAGTCCAAACCAACAACATTAGTTGGTGTACCATCAATAGTAACAGCAAATTCACCATCAGTAATTAACTTCCATGAATCAACACTTGTTAATGGTGAATCACCACATTCTAAAACTGCAGCACTATCAGCAATAACAAATTTACCAAATTGTAATTCAGTAGGTTGGAATGCATTAAAAGCATTTTGATTAAAATAAGCATCCGCATATTTATATTCTTCACTTGTAGTATCAAAATATAAAGCCACTTCAGCTAAACTTAAAAAAGATTGAACACGGTTTGCAGTAGTAATAACAGAACTATCTGTAATACACATAAGCGTACTAAAACCAGCGGAACTTACTTTTGGGGTGTCTTTTGTGATTTCCACATCAATAAAGCGTTTAATTGGTTCACTCATCTTACTTCCTTTTTATTATATTGTATCCCATTATGGTGTGGGCTTTTCGACTATAATTATATCATTATTAATTTCATCTGTAACTTCTATCTTTTCAATACTGTTACCACCTGTTTCTTGAGTGCTACTAATCACATTAAAAAAGAAGTCACATTGACCGCGTTCTTCCCATTCTTTATTTTCAACTTCATTGATATTTCGTATTTCACTTTGATTTAAAATCCCAATATTATTACTATTAAAATAATCAATAACACTATCTTTATCAAGTGAAGATTTTAAATTACTTATAAGTTGTAAAGCATCATCTTTATAAGTATTTATTGAAACCATTAAGATCCCTGAAATTTCATAATCAGTTGTGATATTCTCATCAATTTCACGTGTATTAGTTTTAATTGCACGATTCAAAGTTAAGTTAGAATTTATACGAATCGTACCAAATGGGCCTGTTGGCTTCGGTGCATTTTGTGAAGTGAATATAAAAAGTTCACCAGTTTCATCAGTACACCATGCATGTAAAGCTGTTTTGATAGCTGCAATATTGATACCCATTAATTTAATTCCCGTATAGCAATAGCTTTATAATAGTTACCAATTTTACGATTAGCAACAGAATAAACACACCATATATCACCATCATAAGCAATAAGATCAGCTGATTCAATATTTTTTCCACTTACAGGTTTTAAAATTTCAGTAGTGTGAATTTTTATAGCTTCTTCAGTTCTCATACCTTCAGGGATAACTTGAAGATCATCAGGTGTTGCATTTTGAATAACACCATCAATATCCCTATCACTTGAAACACCTTTAGCATAAGTACCAGCAACATAATTACCCGTTGCAAAAGATGTAACCGTTATAACTTCAGTCCATCCATTAAACGCACTACTAACATTATTTAAACCTGGCATTATAAAACCTTCCATGTAATTGATTGTCGCAATTGACCCGTATCAATAAGTGGCTTACTAGAGCCCTTAGCATCAATAGTTGATTGTTTCAAAGATTGCCAATTATTATTAGTAAAACTTTCTTGAATCAAACCTTTAGTAAATTCACCTATTATACCTAATGTTTTATTAAGGGGTTGTTCATCTTCAATAGCTTTACCAGCTTGTTTACTAACCATAGTTTGAATATCTTTTTGTTTAGTAAATAATGTTTCACGTATAAAAGAACGTTCAGGTATTCCGCGTGTAGCACTTCCAAATTCATGAATTGCACCAATAGTAGCAACAGTTAAATCACTATCAACAGCTTTACCCGCATTAATAATACCAACCTGAAGTTTATCTTTACTTTTTATATTCTTAAGAAGCTTTTTTAACTCTTTCTTATCACTTTTAAGTTTTAAAGTAAGCATCTTTAATTACACCGCAAACGCCATAGTACCTAAAGATTTAATTAGGCTATAAAATTTTTGACCGTATTGTGTTGATAAAAAGTATGCTTGGTCAACATTTGATAAATTTACACTATTGTAACTTATCGTAACACCATCAACACCTTTTGATGATACATTACCAACTGTACCCCCACCATTTGAAGAACTTTCTTCACCTAATGCTAAATAATGAGCTGAAAGATAACATACTGCTAAAGAGTATATTGATCCCCATGTAACTTCATTTAAAACAAGTAAAGCATCATCAATAAAAACTTGAATTCGTGCATTATCAATTGTTGCAAATTCAGGAAACCTTGCTTTAAATGCTGTTGGATCACATGTATTAGCCATTATTATTCACCATTAGATGAAGTGAAGCCTAAGCTTCAACTTCTTTCGTTTCTTTTTTAGATGATTTTTTAGAATCACCTTTAACTTCTTTCAAAGCACCAGTTTCAAGATAGTGCATAAAAATTTTATCATTATCTTTTTTAAGTTTATCAAGACTTTTGTTATCTGTAACAACTCCTGGCATAACATCGATACGTTCCGTACCGACATTGAAACATAGTAAACGATCACTTGTATTCATAACTTTCATTTTTTTATCCTTTGTTTTTAATTTGATTAAATACCATCAGCATATGCAGCTGAAAGTGGGTATCTAAATTCTACACCTGATAACTTATAAACAGCTGGAACTTTCCAACCTAAAGTTTCACGTACTGGTTGTTCAATACGGAATGGCATTGGAATATGGAAAACAACTTTGTCAATACTTTTTGTATAAACCATCATACGATCAGTAACAGCCGCACCTTTTCCAACTAATTCAGGTAATGGTTTAATATCATCAGCTGAAGTTACATATGGGCTATTTGCAACAACATATTGTAAAATAGTTGTATCACTATTATCACTACGTGGTGTAGAAGCAATATAAGACCATTGTGAAGTTGGAAGAAGAA